TCCATACCATCTGCAACGTCTGATGGATTAAATGACGGCGCGCTCAGTCCAAGTGGCATCGCAGCCGCCTGGTAGACCAGTGGACCGGGGCGAATATACGTTGCCACGCTGGTGGGCAGGAATGAGCGATAAGACCCAACATCTGTAACGATCTGAGGTGCGCCCGTATACAGATGCTCGAGCTGGCAGAGTCCGAAGCCCTCGCCATCCGACGTATTGATGCCGATATCGCACATGTTGTAGATCTGATTGATTCCCTCATCGCTGAGCGTATTCGGAGGGGCTGTATCCACAATCGCCATGCGCTTCGAATACGTGTTCACATCAAGCCCAGCTCGGGTAAGCTGATCATTGAAGATGCGCTGAATATCGTAATGCGCACCCTTCTGCGGATCCACAGTCGTCACCATGAGAAGCCAGAGCGGCTTATCCTGATGGCGCTTCAGAAGATCCACGAACCCCATGATGGTCAGATCCTGGCGCTTGCGCTGGCTGTTCCGATTCGCATTGAGAAACACAATTGCCTCCTGTGGAAGACCGACATTCTTGCGAAGAGCTGACCGAGTTACCAGTGGAAGGTTCGAGAAGATCGTGGAATCCACCGCATGCTCCATGACAAGCGGAGTGGAACCACCATACTCTGCAAATGTCTTCGCCCACGAATCCGTGAAGCAGAAGACCTTGTCAGCTGCCTTGTTCATCTCATCCATTAGAGGCTGAGCAATTCCAGTATAGACCTGATCCACATAGAGCCACAGCTTATAAGGAGTCTCACCCTTCACATACTTCATCGACTGGATAAACCGCGCGATGATCATTGGATCATTGTAGATCATGACCACATCCGGTCCGACCATCTCCAGATACTCGTGGATCTTGTTGAATCCAAACCCCTCCTCCTTGGGATCCTCGTTGGCAGCTGCGTCATATGCCACGATCCCCTCAGGAACCTTGCGAATGTTCTTGCGCTCCGGATGGCGCTGAAACCCGAAGTGAAAGGTCTTGACCTTCGGAGCAAGTGTAGCCGCCTGTGCCAGGAGATTTGACACCACCTTCGAATACCCAGTAGTCTGATCGACGTGAGTGCTAACGAGAACAAACCGCATTGTGTGTATTCTCTCGGTTCTGTATAAATAGAATGCAGGTCAACTCCGCTCAGGATTATTTAACTGCGCAAAAACGCCGTATTGTGGCTGCATCGTTTGCATCTACTCCTCCAGCCCCTCAGCGAAAGTATAACTATGTCTATGTATCCATGCTTGCCAACAAGGCGACGCAGTATGATAAGGTAGCGTATCCCCAGACACTCAGTCTGGCTGTGGGATCTGTTCCGGGCGGCGCATACACCACGGCGGGTGCGGCGATTACCCAGACAAGCCAGAGCACTCGCCCCGTCGTCAGCTCGTGTGCAAACTGCCCAGTGGTTGCTGTGAATAGCGCCCTCCCCGGATCACTCATCTAAAGAATCAACGTTCCTTAATACAAATGCCTGGCGCTCTCATGCAGTTAGCCCAGGTGGGGGCACAGAACAGCCTAATCAACGGGAATCCTTCCATGACACATTTCCGTGCTGTCTATCGGCGGCATACGAACTTTGCTATGGAGCACGTTCGCATGTCCTTTACATCCTCAAACCTCGACTTCGTCTTCAACGGAACAAGGACACTCACCTGTAAGATCGACCGCTATGCCCAGCTGCTCCACGATACCTATTTAGTTCTGACTCTTCCTGATATCTGGTCACCGATGGTGTATCTTGGAGTAAATACGCCGCCTCCTTCTGGGTATGATGCCGGATGCACAGCTATCGGATATGAGTTTCAATGGATCAAGAATATCGGGTATAACCTGATCGACCACATAGAGATCGTAGCCAATGGTGTCAAGCTTCAGAGTCTTACGGGCGAGTGGTTGAAGATGTATTCATACTTCACACATGATGCAACCAAGAGAGCTGTTGTTGATCAGATGGTTGGAAATATTCGCGAGATCTATGACCCAGCCAACGCATATGATCGCACGGGGCAGTATCCGCATGCGGTCACACCAACGGGTGCAAGCACAGTCTTCCCGTTCTCAGCTACCCCCGAGCCATCTATCCGTGCTCGTCAGTTAGTCATCCCTCTTCATTTCTGGTTCTGCGAGAATCCGGGTCTGGCTCTCCCGCTCGTATCCATGCAGAACAGTGAGACTGTAATCAATATCGTGCTTCGTCCCCTGAATCAGTTATACACTGTGATCGATGTGAACCCGATGACCTCTGCAGCCACGGTCACGAATGCGGTGTCCACGGGAAGCGCAGTTACATTCACTACAGGAACGTCCCATGGGCTTGCCGTTGGAACAAGTGTCACATTACGGGGGTTAACTGGATCAGCCGCTTCACTGAATACTACAGTGTTTACGGTTACGACTGTTCCGACTACAACCACATTTACTGTGGCATCTCCCGTTACGATTTCTATCGGCGATACCGCACAAGCAAATGCATCAATTCAAGGAGGTGCTACAAACCCCACCTATGGACAGCGTATTCAGCCTACCAGTTCTCAACCTATGAACCTCTTTTTGACTCCGCCTTCGTTATCGGGTGGAACTCTGAACAATACGGTCAATACCTTCTCGGCTGACCCACATCTCGAGGGCAACTTCATTTATCTCACGGATATGGAGATGAATCAGTTAGCCGTGGCTGACCAGACATTCCTTCTGAAGGAGGTGCGCTACATCAACGCAGAGGGGCAGTTTGGAGCCAATACTGACATTGATATTCCTATGTTCAACTTGGTGACTCGGGTCGTATTCACAGCTCAGCGGTCGGATAAAATGCTAACTAACGACTGGGATAATTATACAAACTGGACCAATCGCGATCGCGCACCCTTTGCAGCAAGAGATCCAACCGCGATTGGAGATACGCTGTTCTCCTCTGGGCAGTCTCAGATCTCGTCGATATATCCCCGTGACTCGATGGAAGACGGTGTTCTGCTCTTTGATGGTAACTTGCGATTCCAGACGAAACCGACCAGCTACTTCTCACTTCTCCAAGCGTATAAGCACACAACCGGTTCAGCTCCGTATAGGCTTCCTGGTGTCTATATGTATTCATTCGGACTGAACAATGATCAGTATCAACCGAGTGGTGCGCTGAACGGCAGCATGTTCAAGAAGGTGACGCTCCGCATTTCTCTGCAGCAGCCTCTTCCGGTTGGAAAGTCAACAACGCAGGTTGTATGTATCCTTGCATCCACTGCGTTGAGTCAGCATCCGGTCGAGATCCCTCCCGAAAATGTGAACCTGAAGAATCCGGATGGATCGCCGGTATACCCACCGGGTTCGCTCATGTCCGTAGTAAAGTCAGTAGTGAACAACAACATCCTCTTCACCTACACCTACAATGTTGGAGTCTACGTCGAGTCGATTAACTATCTCCGAATTGTGAGCGGAATTGCAAATCTCGTGTTTGCATCTTAACAATGGGGGATATCACGCTGATTAGTGCTGACTATACAGTTGGCACGCAGACCATTGTCCTGCTTAACGAGATGAACGAAGAACTCACTAAAAATTATGGTGAACTTAACGTTGTTGTCTCCGCTCTTGATGCTAAGTTGCGCAATGACAACAGAATCGTTGTGGCAGCAAACGATCCTTCGTTAGCGCAGAATGTACCGGTTCTGACAATAAAATACGCAGACAAAGAGGGCGGGTGGCATATCGCAACAGGTAAGTTGACAGATACAGTAAAGATCGGAGAACGGAGCGTATACGGAAAGATGGTTCAGAAGCCCGGAGAAATTCTTTGGTCGTCGTCACTTGTTGTTGGAAAGTGGATGATGGTGTTTGTAGTCGTAACAATGTGGGCGCTTGTTGTGTTGTGGTCATGGATGCAGACCCGTGGAATGGAAGGCAAATTCACAGAGTGGTCGAGCATCACGATGGCTCGATTTGGACCGATCGGATTTGTCATCGCAGTCATCATCTATATCCTCTTTTACATAGTCCGTATTCCGGGTGAACTGATTGGAAATCTGATGAGCGAAAAACCACCGGATGGCTGGCTGCTGAAGCCGTTCGTGGCTGCTGCTTCTGCATACGCTCCTATTCCTGGCTTTTTGGTGCAAACGATTATATGGATGACCGTTGTCCGTAATCTGGGTAAACCTGCTGGTGCAACAATGACAGACAATGCATCTGCGGCAATGGGTGCTGTTGGGAGTCTAGCCGACGCAGCAAATAAGCTTAACGCACTAAAAACCTCAAGGTAAGTAACAATGATCGAGATCCCCTGGCTTGTCGCCGGTCTTTTAACTGGACTCATTATCGGGACAGTGTTCGTGCCTCCGACGCGCAAGACAGCTGGTGTGCCTAAACCCGGTGATCCTGAGGTGTTTCATACGGATACCGGATGTGTCCGGTTCGAAGCCACCGAAGTCCCGTGCACGGCTGAGCCAGAGTCGCTGAATCTCCTCGCATCTCAGACACAATGAAGCTGCCGATCACCAATGTGCTCCATCGAGGAGCACCCTTCTTCTCCTTCATCATTGGAATGGGCTTAGCTATGCTCATTTTTCACCGCAACTTCGGAGTGATGAAGACATTAGCTGTGCCTATATCCGAAACAACGAGCAAAGTCGTGAAGGCTGATGGAAAGTGCTATCGTTACCGCGTGGAAGATGCCCAATGCGAAATCCCGTCTTCTTCATAAACAATGGAAGGATCAACATCTCTTGACGCCCTGCTTCCGAGTCCCCAGGGTCCGCAGTCTGCACCGCCGGTTTACCCCGAAGCCAGTGGACCTGGTCCGAGCACCACGGGCTTTGTGCCGTCGTTCAAGCCGACGCTGCCGCAGATGGGATTCATGTTCCGCAATCTCCAGCTCTACGTCGCCTTCTTTGTAGCCACATTTATCCTGTCTCTGGCAACTCCCCGCAATCTCCTCCTTCAGTATATCCCGTCGGCGTATACGTCGAGCGGCGTTGTGAGCTATCAGGGTGCGGCTGTTGTCAGCGCGGCGTCGGTGGTTCTCGCGCACTTTGTCAGCGTCGTTATTACGAGCTTTCTTGGTTAGTCTGTAATAACATAATGCAGTGCCCACCCGCTTGGGTCTATCCTCGGATTCTGCTCGGGGCTGGGTATCAGTTGACTCCGTTCTTTGTTTCAAAATATAGAATTACCCACGTGGTCAATTGCGCATTTGCCGACGATTGTCCAGAGTGGTGGCGGCGCAGACATCCAAGCCAATATGCAGAACTTCATGCGATCGATTCCATCGCTGTGCAGATTCTGGATTGGTATCCGGAGTTTGAGAATTGGATGAAGCTGTTTTTGCGGTCAACGAATGGAACGGTGTTTGTCCATTGTAAAGCAGGCATCAACCGCTCGGCTTTTCTAGTCATGGCATTCGTGTGCAAGAACTCTGGCATTGATTTCCAGACGCTCTTGTCTGCGGTTCGCAAACAGCGACCGATCGTCTGCGAGAATTCTGCTTTCATGAGACAAGTAGAAGACGAACTATATGGACGTGTTCAGAGTGAGGAAGACACGGGAAACGGAGTCAACGTCAATGGGGACGCTTGATTCTGTCCATAGAGACATTGTAGGCGGATTACGGGATGCAAAGACCCATGACGCCGAACTTCAGGAGGAAGCGGATCAGCTACGGACTCGTATTGAGGCGCTGAAGTCTTCGAACGAGATTGCCGATGTTGTGATGTGCACTACATGGGAGACGAGGGTTCGTGAAATTGAACGTGAGCTGAGTCGAGCAAATCCTATGGAAGACTATTACATGAAAAACATGGACATCCTGATGGATTATTACAAACGTCCGGATGCCGTCGCTCAGCCGACACAGACTCCCAAGGATGCATCGACGTTTATGAAGTTCTTTACGGCTTCGTGCTCTCCTGATCAGGGCACGTCAAAGAAGCAGATCTTTGATGCGTATGTAACCCGGATGAAGCTGACGAATACACCGGAGGTTGTCCAGCAGATGACAGAGCATTGTATTGGGTGTAACGTGGCTCGCGAGGAGATCAGCTCTGAAGGCATTCTGGTCTGCCCCAAATGCGGCTCAGAGGAGTATTCTTTGGTAGTGTCTGACTTTCCTTCGTTTCGCGATCCGCCGAAGGAGCGGAACAATTACGCGTATAAGAAGATTAACCACCTCAATGAGATCCTGAACCAGTTTCAGGCGAAGGAGTCCACCATGATCCCGGAAGAAGTGATGAATGAGGTAGTGCTGGAGATCCGTAAACGTCGTATCAACAATATTGCTGATCTGACGGAGAAGGAGATTCGTGAAATTCTGAAGAAGCTGGGGAGATCGAAGTATTATGAGCATGCGGCTCACATTCTGTCGCGGTTGAACGGCAATCCTCCACCGACCATCACGCCGGAGATCGAGGAGAAGATACGGGCTATGTTCCAGGAGATCCAAGCGCCGTTTCTGCTCTACTGCCCAAACGACCGCACGAACTTCTTATCGTATTCTTACATCCTGTATAAGTTCTTCGAGCTGCTCGATCTGGATGAGTATAAGGTCTACTTCCCACTGCTCAAGTCGCGAGACCGGTTGATCGCGCACGACCATATATGGGAGAAGATATGTTCGTATCTTAAATGGGAATTCATAAGATCGGTTTAGGTAAGGAATTCTCCATTGTTAAGTTGGGACAGGAAAACGAAAAGGATGCTAGTAATTTACTTACACCCCACTAACCAATAGAATGGACCCCACCAAGCACTACAAGAACAAGAAGACCGGTGTGTATCTCGGTCGGTTCGTTAAGACGGAGGATTGCTATCCAGATGGTCCATGGCGCGGCGGGGCAACGTATCATACGTTCGAGAAGGAGGGTGTAGCCTATGTGGTGGCGGGTCCCTATAACGATGTGAGTGGGTATGAGATTTATCCGGGAGTGTAGAATAAATGAGCGAAGAAGAAGATCATGACGCTGTGTTTCATAGTAAAATAGGGTCACCTGCCAAGCGCCAAAGGTTTGGAGGGGGCAAAACCCATCGTCTGCGGTTCTTTCGCAAACACCACCTTGCTGAGCATGGATACTCACTCAGCGAATTGTCGAAGATTTCGAAGGTCTCGCAGCCTATTCTGCACAAGGTCTACGATCGGGGTATCGGGGCTTACAAAACCAACCCCACATCCGTGCGCATGAAGGGTACGTTCAAAAAGGGCGTGAATGCGCCTTACAAGATGAAACTCAGCAAGGAGCAGTGGGCTATGGCTCGGGTGTATTCGTTCCTCGATGGAAACCCGAAGCATGATGGAGACCTTCGGCGTAAAACTCGTCGCCGTCATAAGTAAATGGCAGACTCCGTAGTGGACATGTTCTACCTGAAGGATCCGCTCTATGCGGAGGCATTGCGGAACGTCAAAATACACACAAACGACTCTGGTGGTGGACAATCTGGATTTGTGGGAGAGGTTGCGCGTCAGGACCCGAATCGTGGTATCGGTGATGCTGAGCCCGAGATAAAGGAAAAGGTCAAGACTCTCCTAGAATCAAAATATGGTCCGGGGTTTGACGCCGCTTTCCTAACGTCCCTTCCTCGAAGCTCCACTGGGCTTCTTCATCCAGATAGGTATAGGAATCTATATCAACGTCTTGTGAAGACAGAGCATATCATGAAGAAGGACGATAGCCCCCTTACATTCGCTGAATTGGGTGACGAAGAAGGACGGCTTCCCGAGAGAGAAATGAAGATCCTTGAAGGCATTACACTGAATACGCGAACATTCCAGAATCTCGGACAGCTCGCGGGTCGCCGTCATCGTAAGACAAAGCACCGCCGCGGAACGAAGAAAACCCGCGCACGAAAAACTCGTCGGCGTCATAAGTAATGGGTGATAATACCGGAAGTCTAATACTTGTAGGATTTCTCGGACTCATTGTAGCATCCATCGGACTTGGCTTCTACCAGACGTATGCAATGTTGACTGTTGCTAGAACAAACCCTGAAGCAGCTACACGTCTTGCAACCGGCGTGGGTGTTGGAATGGCTGCAGAGGGTG